CACCTGTACTGAATTCTTTTTCTAATTCTTTAATTCTCTGAGTTATATCTCCCTGCCAAAATGTAATATCTTCTTTAGCATTTCCTGTTTCAACTAATGTTGTTGCTGTACTTAATGTCCACGTTACTTTACTTACGTTATAATAACCACTTCGGCCTTGATTTGCGTCTGTAACATATACTCTTTCACCTGATAAATAATTAATAAAAGAAGGCATTAAACACTCGTTTGTTTCTGGTGGAAGACTAAAATCTTGAACATAACCTCTTGCAGTAGTTCTTGCGTCTGATAAAGTTAATATCCAAGAAGCGGATATTGACTTACTCCTCTCTCCATANGTTGTTATACTTGTTGGGTCTTTAATATCTACAAATATTGGGCTTTTATGATTATATATGATATCTACAGTTTCACCACCAGTTAAGCCTGAATTAAATACAACTTTGTTATCAGCAATATCAACGTAATAATCTGCCGTAGAGCTTCCTTGTATTCCACCTGTTTTAACTACACTATTAACTTGAACTTCAACATCAAAAGGATTATACACTAAGGTAAAATCTGTTTGTGAAGCTGAAGCTGTAAAGCTTTCAGTTGCTTGAAGTGTCTGGTCTCCACCTGTTAGTAATACCCTATTTACTATTGCACCAACATCATCAACCCAACTAATTGAACTTGCTTCTGTATCTGCTATTGATTTACTATTATCTATACTCCCTTTTGGAACTAAGTAAAATTTCTTATCTGCGTCCACATAATATAACCAATTTAGTGTTTGTGCCAATTTTCTAATACTTTCATCTAAAGTTCCTTGAGCTACAAATCTTGTTATTGTTTGTCCACTTGTATCTGTTGAAGTAAAAGTTAATGAAGAAAAAGTATCTACAAGGTCTTTAACTATATCCTCTGGGCTTTGATTATTATATATTTTAGTTGCATTAGTTAAATTTAATTCATTAGCATAAGAAAAAACAGTTACTTCTTTTGTTGATATTTGGCTATCAATTACATCTACTTTTCCTGCAAAATATTTTACAGTAGTTTCATCTTCTATTTTTATTTCATCATCTTTATCTAACGTTTCAGACGTTAGCANAGCTATTGTGGCCACATCTACTGGTTTAGTAACATCTCTATCAAGAACAATCTCACTAACAGAACTTGATATGTCTGTCCACGTTGGACCAGTGTCCAACCTAAATGTCTTGAATTGTATTGCCATTACTAACCACCTGATTTACCTACTTGGAACTTCATATCCACATCTCTTTTATTTGGAAATCCCTCTCTATCAGTAACTGATAATTGTCCTAAGATACCTTGAAATGCACCATCTCTGTCATCTCCATATCCTGTTTCTGAACTTGTTAATCCAGTTAGACTTAACCAAAATTTAGTGGTAACATTAGTATCCATAAATCGGTCTATTAGATATTGCTCTTGTTCCGTTACTGTGATTATTGTAGAAGGTGTTGCAGTTCCATCACTTCTATCCGTTCCATCATCTATTATTGTGAATGATAAATTAAACGTAATAGTTCCACCTTCCATACTAAATAACGGATTATCCTCTTTACTCCTATTTGGAATTGTGATTTCAGATATTGGTTTTCTAAAAGTATCACTCCTTAATTGAATTGATGGAAGCTTATAGTGATATATTGTTCCAGTTCCACTTGGCCAGACTATTAATTTATTTACCATTTTAACCATTTCCTAATATTCGTCTAATACTAAACAAGTCTTGACGTCTTGCTTTTCTTATTACATCTTCAACTGTTTCTCCTTTTGCTTCATTAATTGTTATGTTATTTGTTACGTTTATGTTATCCCCAGAAGGAATTGGCTTTGTTTGTATATCTGCAAATAATCCTCTAAAACCAAAGTTTTCATTATTCTCTCCACCGAAAAGTATTTGCTTAGCAAAAGCTAAAACAGAATTTGAAAATTGGTTTCCAATAGATGGGGCTTGACTTAATGAAGTATTAATGGTATTCATTGTACTTTCATTAATATTAGTACCAAACTCATCTAAAGGTGTTAGACCTTCTTCAATGTGTTGTCTTGCACTTTCATTAGTTGTTTGTATAGTGTCTATTCCTTCCTGTTCTGCAGTTAATCCGGCATTAGTAAATGCTTGATTTAATGAATTTGTGATAACTCCTTCATCTAAATCAAATTCAAATGAATTTGAAATAGTTTTACTACCTTGTTCAAATTGGTCTTTTATTGCTTCAGGTAAATTATCAAAAACTTCAAGAAAGTCTGCAGTTGTGCTATCTAAAGAACTGGCAGTTGATTCCAAAATATCTGAACTATCTATTATACCTTCTTGTAATTGTTTAGACCCCACTAATAATCCACCGACTACTGCACCAACTGGCCCAGCTATAACTCCACCGATTGCAGCACCTAAAGCTGTACCACCTATAACATCTGCACCTGTTCCTTCCTCTACTTGAATACCTAAGAAAGTTTCTAACTTGGTATCAAAACTTGTTAATAAATCATCAAGGACTTCATTAATCTTAATTGCCTGTTCTAAAATAAATAATGAAATTGGAAGTAAAACTTGACCCACTGCATTAGATAACGGTAGTAACGCTATGAAGAAAGACTTTTCTAAAATGCCTAAAGACTTCTCAGCTACTGGGCTTGACTTTTTTAAGAATTCAAGAACTGAATTAATACCTACACCAATTAAACCTAAGGTAGCAACACTCTTGATTATTCCTGTTGTAACTTCACCTATTCCACCTATTAAGCTTCCAATACCTTCAACAAATCCACTTCTACCAGCCCCACCTGTTGTATCTGCACCTATGTTTAAGTCTTTGAAACTTCCTTCTAATTCAGACTTAAACCTCTTTAAGTTCTGTGGAATTAACGTAACACCCAATTTAAAGTTCTCTGCCATATCTTCACCTACTCTTTACCTTACTTGCATTCTTTACATCTTCATTATGAGAAGCTAATAACCCTTGCAGATTTGCTATTGATTTAATAGATAATTTATCTACTTCACTTGGTTGTATGCCCATTGACTTAGCCATAATAAAGTAAATCATATCCCTACTAATCTCTGCGTCGGTTATCCACCCCCGTTTGTAGCTCTCTATCTTTATCATATTTGGAGAGAAAGGAATTTTCCTTTTGAACAGCCTCCCACAATATAGTTGCATCTTCAACTGATAGACTTCTTATTTTAGTAATATTACCTAACTCCTTTGGCTCAATTACCGCCTTAGCCATTAAATGCTCTTGGAATAATGTCATATCCACAGAACTCCCATTCTTATGGTAAGAGTTTCTAACTGCTTCGTTTCTCTCTCCATAATTTACAGACCTAACTTTGACGTTAGTCACGTTTCCATTATATTTTATTTTTACATCCATTTTATCACTTCACTTACATACATACTATTTTATTCAGGAAAGGCTGGGTATTCTTCTTCAGAATAGACCCGTTACCCTACCCCCCTCGTGTGATTTTAGGAGTCTTCATAGAGCAGTTGCTACTGTATTTTGAGCAACTACACTTGTTGTTTTTCCAAATAGTGTTAATGAATTAGTTACAGGATTTACTGCCTCTAATCCACCTAAGGATGAAACATCAAACTTACAATTACTTACTGTAAATTTAATGTTATCACTTGTATTTACTAATTCAAAATCAACTGTTACTTCTGTTAAATTATCTAAGTCATCTAAGTCATCCGTGTCTTGTAAATTAACTTGCATAGTTATTTCATAAGTTCTTTGACCTTCTACGTGGTCTTGACCAACTCTACTTCCTAATTGATTAACTGTACTTAAACCATTATCAACTTTCAAATCAAAGCTTTGAACTTCTCCAATAACTACGGTATCTTTCTTTACCGTTCCTTTATGGAAAGCAAACCCATTGAAAGTTTCAACAACTTGTGACTTACTTCCTGCTGTTGGATTCCAGTCTGCAAATAATATATCTATTGTACCTCTCACTAAACTTCCAACACTTGCAGATAAACTTAAAGTGCTCATTTTTCCACCTAACATTTCAATGTAAAAAGGTGTAGATACATTTAATTGTGTATAAAGCGTTAAACTTGGGATAGTATCTGTTTCACTAAATGTGTGGTCATAAGGACCAGCACCTGTAGTTGCTACACTCCCTAAAATACCTTGAAGCCACCAAGGGTTAGATATTACAAAATCAACTGAGGCTCTTACATCTTTAGCACCCTCAATAAATTCTACGATATTTCTATCTCCTAAATCACCCACTTTCTCGTGGGCGTTACCTAATGATAATGTTGTAACTCTTGTTCCTTTACCAAAGGTTTTATCCAAAGTTGTTGCAGCAGTCCCGAAGGTGCTTTCCCAACCATAAACTACATACGTTTTTGCACTACTTATTGGCATATTACTCACCTACTATTTGTCTTATTGTCCGTTCCTTAATTAGTTTCATACATTTCTCTGTTGTTCCACTAATACATCTACAACAGCTCTCCACATCCCTACAGACTTATCTGAAAGCTCTTGTTTTCTTATTATATGAATTCTCCACATTGTATCTTGACTGTGTTGTAAACCATCTACAATACTAATAACTTCATCTTTCATATTTTCTAATCTTGTTGCACTTGTTGAAGTTCTTATATCTACACTAATTGTTGTGGCTTCTGTCCACTCTTTACCACCAATTCCTAATGGGTCGTGTGGCTCTCCTATTTCATATAATAAAATATAATCTGAATATTGAAGTCTAACTCCTTTATGATTATTAACTTTGTCAATTATTGGGTTATTAGTTCCTAATACGGTTCCTGGCGTATCCCCACCTATACTCCAATCTGTAGTTAATTGTGTTATTAGCCATTCTACTCTATTAGTCATTTTGCTCTCCTCTTTCTTATCATTTCATCTACTGCAGGTCTTAAGTATGGTCTTGCTTCAATACCTCTTTTCTTAATCTTTGTAGCAATAGCCCAAGTTACTCTCTCAACTTCTTTTTTATTTCTAATACCTAACCTTCTCCTAACCCAAGACCTTAGTGCGTCTATTGGTGGATATTTATCTGAGCCTTCTCTACCAAACTCAACTATACTCGCATAAGGTGCTGAATACTCTACTGAATATTCTAAGAAACGTCTTTTTATGCTTCCACTTTTAATTAAGTTAGAAGTATCAACAGCATTAACCTT